GAAGGCGAAAACGAGCAAGCAGGTGGGCGTCGACGCTTTGCGGGCGATGAAAGGAAAAAAGCTCTGATTAGCTTTGGCAAGCCCGGCTGGCAGCGTCGGCTAGAGCAAGCCATGCGTCAGTGGTGGTTTGAGCTGACGTTGCCATCCAAGCTTGATCAAGCCGAAGCAGAGTGGCACGCAGCGCAACCTGCTGATCCAGAACCTGTCATCGTGCACCACAAAATCGATGACACGTTACAAACCGGTGACAGCCGCCTCCTTGGTGGCGCAATGAGCATTCACGCCCCTTGGACTCATGACGCAAAACAAAATCCGCCTGCTTGATCTGTTTAAGTATTACAAAGCACTGCCGCATCAGATGTCGGCGCTGTCGGAGCTTGAAGAGGCTATCAACAAGGCCAACCCTCACATCCTCGGTCGCGATCAGGCCTGGTTCAAAACCTGGAGCCAAGGTGGTAAGCAGGGTGATTACGCCGCTGCATTCAAGCTGATCAAGGAATTTGAGGGCTGTCACCTCACCGCATACCCTGACCCGCTATCCGGCGCTGAGCCGTACACGATCGGTTACGGCACCACCCGCTATCCCGGTGGCCGCCGAGTCAATCGTGGCGACAAGATCACCGTGATCGAGGCCGACATGTTCATGCGGACTGAGGTCGACCAGATTGCGGCAAAGCTTGCTGGCACTGTTCCGTTCTGGTCTGAGATGACGGACGGGCAGCAATCTGCACTTATTTCGTTTTCTTACAATCTTGGCAGTGGCTTCTATGGTTCTGCTGGCTTTGAGACCATTAGCAAGCGTCTGCGCGAACGAGACTGGAATGCGATGCCGGCTGCATTTGAGTTGTATCGAAATCCGGGCACGAATGTCGAAGCTGGTTTGCTGCGGCGGCGGCGCGCGGAAGGCGAGGTCTGGCGCTCTGGGCTGCCAAAGCAACCGGAAATTCAGCAAGATCCAGCCAAGCTGACACCTGCTAGTCCGTTCTCAGCCAGATTGACGCCACATATTCGTCTGGGTGAGTTTGCGCTTGATCAGGAGGCTCGTCGATTCGTGGCGCAACATCAAGTTGATACTGCCGCTGAATTGGCTGCATTCCTTGAGCGCGCACGTCGCGCATTTGGCAACAAGCCTGTAATTATTACTTCAGGCTTTAGACCGGCTGCAATCAATGCTTCGGTTGGCGGCGCTTCCGGCAGCGAGCACCTATTCAATGCTCCCGGCATTGGAGCGGTTGACTGGTACCTAGACGGGGTTGATATTTACAAATTGCAAGAATGGTGTGTGCGCGAATGGCCCTATAGCACCGGTCTTGGTGCGCCTAAGGGATTTATTCACACGGGAATTCGCGCAGGACGTCCTAGGCTGACTTGGCCCTACTGATCCTGCATGATCCTCCACGACACCGAAATCCAGCGCCTCATCCAAGAGGAGCGGATGATCGAGCCGTTCGAGCCTGAGCTGCTGAACCCCGCATCGCTTGACCTCAGGCTTGGCGGCAACATCATGGTGGAGGTAGAACACACGTCAGAATTGCAAATTCAGTCGATTGCGCACTGCAGCGCTGACAATCCTTACTGGCTAGCTCCGGGTGAGTTTGTGCTAGCCGAAACACGAGAAACATTCAACATGCCGAATGATGTATGTGGAATGTTTTGCCTTAAATCTAGTCGTGCGCGTGAAGGTTATGAACATTCTCACGCAGGATTTGCTGATCCTGAATGGTGTGGAAGTAAGTTGACTTTAGAGTTGGTTAACGCTCGCCGTCTTCACTCGCTTCCTTTGTATCCCGGTCTAAAGATTGGTCAAATGGTTTTTGTTATAACCGCTGGGATTCCGCATATTAGCTACGCAGAAGTTGGACACTACAACAAGCAACCTCGCGTCATGCCAAGCTGGGAGCACTCGCTCTAGCTACCGTGTAACCGAGCCTGACTCACCTTTATGGAGCACCAGATCGATGGCGTCGAACTGGTTAGCAAAAAGGTTACAAGACAGCGATTCAGAGCATCAATCTTTGACGCATGGCATGACTGCTGTGCATATTGCGGCCGTCATGCCACTACAATTGACCACGTAAAGCCAAAAGCGAGAGGCGGGCTCACGGTTCCTGAGAACTGCGTGCCCGCCTGTCTTTCTTGTAATGCTTCAAAAGGTCACACTTCGCTGTGGACGTGGTGGACGATGCAGCATCACTGGAACTGGCATCGCGCACAACAGGTTTACGAATGGATCACTGGGGCCTGTTACCCTTCAAATGTTCAATATAGATTTGCACCTGCCATAGATCATTGGCATAGCGGCATATAGCTCCGCCTGGACTGCAAGCGGCATAGCGCACTTCGCCAATGCCAGGCTCTTCACCAATTTCAATGTAAAAACCTTCGCCGCAGTCAATTGCCCCTGTAGGCACTGCAGTCTCTTGCGAATCGGCCACCGGATGCTCTCCCTTCTGGAAACCCTAAATCACATCTTGCCGCAACTGCCTTCCAGTGGATGCACTGCTGGCAGTATGGATGGCTGTCGTCAATCGCGCGAGCATCAGCGTAAAGCTGCTCAGCCTCTGATACCGCATCGTCGAGAACCATTGATTCAAGCGGTAAATCGAGCTTGCCCTTCTTGGTTTTAATGCGAACCCGCCAGCCGGGTGGCGCCTCGTAAAGCACCATCCGACCGGCGTGGTAACGCAGACTTGCCATTCCTACACGGGAATTTCCCGGAGTTTAGAGATCAAGTCATCAATTGTCCCATCATTTGTGATAAAGCGATCAAATCCGTCGTAGCCGTCAAGACTGCCTTCGCTGGCATGACCATGTTCATGCGGCACACCAGGTCGATCAATCCGCCATATTTCACCGCCAAGCAGCTTGATCATTGCTGCTTCATTTGGAAAGCGCACATCATCAGCGACAACAACCGAATACTGCTGAGCGCGACCTTTCCAGCAGCGCACCCAGATATCAGGGTGAATGCAGGCTCGCCCCCATTCTGTGCCTAAGGTTTGCAGCATATGCCGCACGCTGACACCAGCGTCACCGACCACAACTTGCTTGGCGCAATGTGTTAAATACAGAGCACCTGCACGGTCATAGCCAAGCGCCTGGAGCATTGGCTGCAGCATTTCCTTAAGCGTTTCAGCAAAAGGAACGATCGCGTAGCCTTGCCCTTCTAAATAGTCAGCAACAGTTGATTTGCCCGACTGTGGTGCCGGGCTGTAAAGGCCAATAATTTTTTGCATTAAAGAGTGCCAGTTGAAATGTGGCCAGCCCGCATGATTTGAGCGGTATCGTTTTTGAACCGCTCCCACAGGCCGGTGTATGTTCCGCGTACGCCGATTTCGGCGTTGTCGCGATCGTAAAGCTCGTAAAGGTAATCAAGAAAATCAGACTTGCCAGTCTCGATTTGCCATGACTTCAGCTCTTCGCAAAGCATTTCGGCGGTCAGGGGACGGGTCGCCCCAATAAACGACTTTTCCATCAAAAAACCAAGGTTTGAAATAGGTTTCGACACCCCAGGTCATAGGGTGGACGCCAAAAGCCCCCACCCCTGCACTTGGCAGGTACATGTAGACCTAACGCTGGGCGTCAGGTGCATGGTAAAGCCGCTCAAGCTGCATCGAAGGCGGTTCTGGGAAGTCTTCATCTTCCACTTCGACCGCGTAAGAATCAGAAGGATCACGAATAACCCAGGTGACAGGGGACCCATGTTCCTTAACGATAATTGCGCCAATTCGTGGCGAGCGGACAATCCAACGGACAATGGCCGCCTCGATGGGGTTCAAGAAAGGATGGCCTCGCATAATTCGTTTTGAAGTAAAAGCACGGAGCAGTCACGAGCGTATTCTGACCCGCCTTCTGGCAGGCCGAGACCGCAACGGCCGATCCAGTGCAAGCATGCCGCACATGGACCGCCATTGTGTACAGGCTTATATTTTTGCAATCGATTCTTCAGTTTTGCTTCGGCCTTGCCGGCAGCAGTTTCCTTGTAACAAGCTGGACAGTGCAGCAAGCTGGTGGTCATGCGGCCACAACTTATGCATGGCCGAGCGTTTTTAGAGACTGCCATCGGAAAAAGTAACGCGACGGTAACCGGGCAGGCGAACAATCCTGGGCTCGCCTCTTTTGTGCTGTGCAGCGCCTTGCGGCAGCTCAATCTCAACAGTGAATGCTCTGTATCCACATTTCAAGCATTTGCGATGTCTTGTAATGGACTCCGCAGTGTCTTTAGCGGTATGCGTAACGCGCATTTCGTAGTGATCGCAGTTAGGGCATCTCACCGAATGCTGCCTCCGCGATAACTGGGAACTGCTCGGCAAAGATGTCGCGACAGGCGATGGCGATCTCTTGGTGCTCCGCTTGAGTGCCATTGGCGCTGCGGAGCTGTATGTAATGGATCCATGAACGCAACGAGCCACACATATAAAGCGTGGTCGGCGTGCAAAGTGGCAAAATTCTGCGAGCGGTTTCCTTGGCGATCCCTTCATTCAGCATCTGCTCGTACAAGCTGAACGACAAGGCGATCGAATCACTGATGCGCTCTGCCCAATAAGACTGCATGTACGGATCAAGCTCATCGATACTGTTTTGCCGATTTTTGTGATCCTGTAATCGCTGATGCGGCGCATCGGCCACGTCGGTCTTGGCGTAGCGGGTGCTGAATTCTTGAAAGGCAAACGAAGAATGCCGCAAAATCTGCGCTGCAATGTCGCGTTCAGTTTCAATCTGCACGCACATTGTTGCCATCTGAAATGGACTCCAGTGGGAATGCTTGATCAGGTAACGCAGCAGCCTGGGTGCCGTTTCGTCGTTTTCCTGGTTGGCTGGATTAGAAACCCGCGCCATCCGCACAATTAACTTCTCTGCATCAGGCGTGCAGTGAACCAAGCTGACGCGGCTCATTTCACTACCTCAACCTGAGCCATCGGCCAACGTGCGCCCGCATACTGTTTTGCCTTTGCGGCTGATTCTGCGGGAATGCTGAATTTCATGGGCGTCGCTCCTGGCTGCCTTACCGTTAACAAGAACATTTTTGTTTTGGCACCTGCTGGCGCTCTGCTAATTCCTTCCCCGTGCTGTGTCTTGCCAGCATCTTCCTCAACCCAGTGCATGATGAAAAATGGAATGGATTAGAAGTAACATTTCGCCCGAGCAGGAGCTTCAGCATGAACTCACTGCTCGTTCGATGACGGAGCGCGAGGCTAGCCTCTATCGCACCTGTGTGATGTACCAAGACCTGCTACAGCAAGCAGTCTGGGAAATCATGCGCCTTGAGCTGGCACTTGAAGATCTGCAAGCGCAAGATCTCTCGCTTCTGCCTTGATCTCATCGAAGACTGTCTGGCCAAGCTCCTCAAGCAACAGCTCATCTAGCCTTTGCTGATAGACCGTCACGAAGCTGGTCGGCTGCTGAGGCGCTGCAGGGCTCTCCATTGCCTGCTTTACCTGAGTGGCAAATGCAACGCAGATGCGACGTTTTTTCTTGACGCGATGAATCCAGTCTTTATCGGCGGGAATGCCTGATGCTTGCGCTGTAATTTGCGCTTCGTTAACCTTGTCGTCCATTGCTTGGACGGCAATCACAAGTTCAGCGTGCAATTTGCGAGCATCGGTAGCCGTTAGCTCGTGAATTTGATGCAGCGAGACTTGACGCTCTAGAGATTTGCTGTTGAAGGTAAATTCCATAATTTCGCGAAGTAAGGGGCGACCGAGGCCGCCCCAGAGTGATCAGAAGGGCAGTTCGTCTTCGAAGGTCGAAACCACGCCGTTAAACGCGGTTGCAACCTGTTGAGCAGCCTGTTGCACCACCGGGGGCGGAGCTGCCACTGCGGGTGCGGGTGCAGGAGCTGGAGCAGCCTGCTGCACACGTGAATCAGGCTTGAAGCTCAAGCTCAGATACGGCTTGCCTGCTTGCGATTGCTTTTTCCAGCCTGAGATCCGAATTGGAATCTCTTGCCGCTCACCAATCGGCTGCCCGTTCATCAAATACTGAGCAAGCGCATACGCCTGATCAGCCGGGATGTTCATAATCCCGTCATATTGCGGATAATTCTTGGATGCATCGTAACGATCACCAAGACGCTGTTGAAGTTGCTCTGCGGTCTGTTGAAACAGCGCGCCACTAGCGGTAAAAGTCAAG